GGTGAGCGAGGCCGCGCTGCGCACCGCCTCGTGGGAACTCGGTGGGCACCAAGCAACGAAGCGACCCGTGCATGGTGGATACCCAGGTACAGCTCGCTTGATGGACTGCTCGTACCCCGACTGCAGGTGCCCGCTGGGCAAGGCGAAGTGCGCTCCTAGCCCAACGCCGGAACGTCCGACCGATGCCGCCATCGAGCGCTGCCGCCTGCTGGACGAATTGATCCTCGCGTGGCGCGACAAGGGCAATTCGGAAGAGCAGAAAGTGCGGCGCATCAACGCGCGGCGCGCCATCGAGGCGGCATGGCCTGTTGGCGTGGGTGCGTCGACATACACCGGCGCCGATGTGGCCGCGGCGCACACCGAGGGCTACAAGCTTGGGCTGGCGCAGAAGGACCGGGAGCGCGAGCAGCTGCGAGCGCTGTGGCTGGAGTGGGAGAGTTTCGACTACGACCCCGCCGATCTGCTGCGGCGCGTCCGCATGGCGCTGCACGGCGCTGGCCCGCGCCGCGAAGGGTCCTGCGGCGTAGGAGGTGGCGGCCATGCCTAGCCGCGCCGCGAAGCCCGTGAAGCTGCAGGTGAACACCAGCGGAGCCTGGCGCAACGTGATTGCGTTCGACGCGGCGAACGACAGCGAGTGCGCCGACGTACTCGAGGCCGCAGAGCGACTCGGCGCGATCGGCCAGGCCGCGATGCGCGTGGTGATGGCCGGGCCGGGGCACACGTCCGAGCCGGTCGACGTGCTCATGTACTGGAACCCCGAGAGCGCGCGGTGGCGCGTGAAGGAGCGCTGAAGCATGCGCCTCAACGAAGCGGCGCGCGCCTGTGCCGACCATACGCGGCCCGCACGCCCCGCCTTGTTTCAAGTGTGGATCGACCTCAATGCCGGAACGACGCCTGAGCCTGATTGGGCGTGGAACTCACCCCCGAAGCCATTGCGAGATGCACTGGAGGAGGCCGCTGAGGCACGGCTTACTGATTGGATTTGCATCGTTCTGCCCGAAGGCCAGAACCCCCGCCCAGATGGACGATGGGACTACCCATGACGATCCGCACCCACACCTGCGCCGCGGTCGGCTGCCAGCACGTGATCACCACGCGGATGCTGATGTGCGTCGACCACTGGCGGCAGGTGCCGGCGCCGCTGCGGCGCGAGGTGCTGCAGGCCTGGAAGGGCGTGTGGGCCGGCGAGCAGGGGATGGCGAACAAGCACAGGGACGCGGTGGCCAGGGCAGTGGCGGCCGTCAAGTTGAAGCAGGAGCGCAAGGCCCACGGTGGGCCGAGCGGAGGATTGTTCAACGGCTAGCCGTTGGCCAGCACGCGGCCAGCGTGCGCAGCTATCACAAGAAATAGCGGTATCGACATGGCAACAAGAGACCAACCAGGCACAGGCGAGGAGCACGCCGGCGCCGGCCAGGACCACGTGCTGGTGGAGGCGATCGTGGCGCGCTGCATGGCGGCCACGCAGGAGGATGACAACGCGCTGTACGACTTCCTGGTCGGCGAGCGCAAGATCGAGAAGAAGGCGGTGCAACACGCGATCGACCGCGGCACGCTGAGCCTGAGCACCTGGCACCACGAGGACATGACGAAGGGGACGATCGGCTGGGGCGGGCCGGCCGCGGCGTTCGTCGTGCGCGAGCAGCTGCAGCGGCGGCCGGTGGCCGTGGACATGCACTACATCGACCCAGCCACCAATGGCGGCCAGAAGATCTGCGTGAAGGGAGAGCGGGTGGGCTACCCGTGGTGCAGCGACTGGCACCGCCTGGACAACGCCAAGACGGTGTACGTGGTGGCCAGCGCGATGGACGCGCTGTCGATCGAGAGCTGCGTGCTACCGATGTCGGCCGTGGTGGCCACCCGCGGGGTGGCCAACGTGGCGCGGATCGACTGGAGCTTTCTGCGCGGCAAGGCGGTGGTGGCCTGCTTTCCCAATGACCCGCCGGCGGAGAAGGGACCGGACTTCGGCTACAGCCCGGGCGCGCGCGCCGGCTGGCGGCTGCACGAACTGCTGACGGCGCTGGACACGAGCTGCATGCTGGTGGATCAGGGCGGCTGGTACGAGGACCAGGAGAAGAAGAAGCCGATCCGCGACGTGAACGCATTCCTGCAGCTGCGTGGCCACCTGGACCTGGCCGTGGCGCTCAAGCAGCTCGAGGAGTGGGTGGTGCCAGGCCTGCCCGCGGAGGGCAAGCGCGAGGGCAAGGCGCGGCTGTACCTGCCGATGCACGACTGGTTTGCGTACAAGAGGTACCGGGTGCAGCCCGACTTCACCCGCACGCTGGACAAGCAGCTGAAGGACGAGGAGAGCGGCGAGACGCGCTGGACCTACAACGACACGTGCGGCTTCCGCATCGCCGCCGTGAGCCGCGTGCAGATCGCGAGCGCCACGTCGACGATGACCGGGGACAAGGACCAGGCGCCAACCACGGTGTTCTCAATCTCGGTGCAGACGGCCAGGCACGGGCCCAAGCTGCTGCGCCGCGTGGTGGACGACGAGAAGCTGCACAACCTGGACGGCTGGAAGAAGGTGGGGCCGGTGTTCGCGCCGGCGGCGTTCTCCCGCCTGGTCAACGTGTGGGAGCGCGCGGCCGACATCGGCGCGCGCGAGGCGGTGAACTTCGTGGGGCTGGCCTTCCGTGACGGCAAGCCGATCGTGAACGAGGGGCCCGACTGCTTCTTCCAGGATCCGCGGCAGCAGTGCCCGTATCACTCGCTGACGTTCCCCTCGGGCTCCCCGGAGCAGGGCATGCGCGTGCTGCGCGAGTACCAGAAGACCTTCAAGGAGAACGCCGCGGCGATCCCGCTGGTGTGGGCGCTCGGTGGCCACCTGAAGGCCTACCTGGGCTTCTGGCCGCACTTCGTGATGCAGGCGGAGAAGGGGTCCGGCAAGTCGACGCTGATCAAGCGCATGGAGCGATCGCTGGCCTTCACGATGTTCAGCCGGCAGAGCATGGGCAGCGAGTTCCGCATGCTGACCTCGATCAGCTACACCAGCCACCCGGTGGGGTGGGAGGAGATCTCCGCCGGCAAGCAGGAGCTGATCGACAAGGCGGTGGCGCAGCTGCAGGAGAGCTACCAGTACAGCCACACGCGCCGCGGCTCCGAGATGACGGAGTTCCTCCTGTGCGCACCCGTGCTGCTCGCCGGCGAGGACGTGCCCGTCGAAGGCCTGACGGGGAAGGTGGTGCGCTGCCAGCTCACGAAGGCCAAGCGCGGCCCGCTGATCGATCAGAAGCTGCCGGTGTTCCCGGTGAAGCAGTGGCTGCACTACCTGGCCGGCCTGGGGAAGGACACGGTGCTGGAGATGCACGCCGAGCTGCTGCAGCACTTCGCGGCCAACTGCGTGGCGGCCGCCGACACGGGCGCGGAGCGGATGGTGACGAACTACACCGCGATCGCGCTCGCTTGGCGCCTGCTGTGCGACTTCACCGGCTGCCCGGAGGGCTCGTACGCCTTCATGGACAACGTGCTCGAGGAGATGAACACGCACATCACCGAGAGCACGAGCGAACGCCAGCCGTGGGCGCTGATCGTCGACAAGCTGCTGTCGGAGATCGCGAGCCACCAGTTCCGCTTCCCGTTCAAGTTCGACGAGGAAGACCAGGTGCCGGTGCTGTGCGTGCGCACCAACCACGTGATGGCGCACCTGAGCTCGTCGAACAACCTGCGGCCGTTCTGGGACCGCATGACGGTGAAGAGCGATCGCGTGCTGAAGGAGCAGCTGCGCACCGCCGGCGTGCTGCTGATGGAGCCTGGCGCGCCGAACAAGCCGCTGCACGTCGAGCGTACGGTGCAGGGGCAGCGCGTGAGCCACATGGTGGCGCTGAACCTGAAGCAGCTCGCCCAGTTCGGGCTACACGCGACGATCCCGATCGAGAAGCCGGTGGGCGAGTTCGTGGCACCTGGCGGGACGTCGACGACGAAGCGCATCCCCGCGGAGGCAACCTGATGGCGTCCGTGCTGGATTCCCTCGAGCGGATCTACGCCAAGTGCGAGCCCGAGCCGCGCGAGGACGGCCGCGAAGGGTTCTGCATGCTCTGGACAGGCGGGATGTCTTCAGGTGGCGGCCGCGGCGGCATCGGCAGGCGGTACCCGGTCGCCCAGGCACGCGACGAGACCAAGGCTTCTGGCCAGCGCCAGGTGCACGTGCGCCGGCGCGTCTGGGAGCTGAGCCGCAGCCAACCCGCGAAGGCCGGCCCGCGGTGGGTGCTGGTGGCCACCTGCGGCCATGAACGCTGCGTTGCCGAGGATTGCCTCAAGTTGCTGGCCAAGGGCGCCAGGCTGCGCCAAGCGGTCGCGAAGGATGGCGCGTTCAAGTCGATCGCCTTCCGTGCCAAGGTGGCCGAAGGTCGCCGGCGAGAGTCGAAGCTGACCGACGAGGCTGTGGCGGAGCTGCAGGCCGGCGCTGAGCCGCTGCGCGTCCTGGCGAGCCGACACGGCATCAGCTTGGGCTATGCCTATGCGGTGTGGCGCGGCGAGCACCGCGTGGACTACCGCAGCCCCCTGGCGGCCCTGCTGCCGATCTCGAGGCGCGCGCAGCCCTAGCCATGCTGCCGCGCCGCCCAACTCCCCCCGCACCCCCATGAACGAGAACCACCGCCGCCAGGCGCTGGCCGGCGCCGCGCGCACGCCTGGCCACGATCGATTCCGAGAGCGCATCAATCCGTCCGTTCCCCCCGCACCCCCCTGCGGCGAGGTGGGGGCCCCTGTCGCCAGGGCGAGGGGGTCGACCGGCCGGCGATCGATAGCTTCTATCGATAGTGGCAGTCGGGGAGTGCGTGAAAAACCCGTGGATCGGGCCCGGTGTCACCATGCCGTGCGAGGCTGGACTAAGCGTGCCGGGCGATTCGCAAGCTTCGGAGTTCCACGAGTTGCGCTGTATCGTCCACGGGTTACGCCGAATCTTCCACGTCTCGCTTTTTGCGGTGCCGCCCGTTGTACCTCCTCCTCTCTCAATTTTTCAGAGGAGAGAGAGAGAAGAAGAAGCGCGCCAGCGGCGCGCGAGGCATCCACGGGTCCGGATTCGCGCGAAAATTTGTATCCACGGGTTCATGCTCATCACCACGGGTTTCCCGTGGATCAAAAAATGGGCAGAACCCAGTGCTGGCGCGGGTTTGCGCTCGATCGGGGTGTCGATCCACGCATCCACGGGTCGAATGCCCCTGGGTGCCCTGCGTCGCACCAGGCAGGAGGTGCCCATGGCTGACCGGCATTGGACGGACGACCAGGCGATTGATGCGTGGCTGGAATTCATGCGCGTCAACAAGAACCGCAGCAAGCGCACGGTGGAGGCCTACGGCATGGCGCTGCGCAAGCTGCGCGAGTACCTGGCCGAGGACGGGATCGCGCTGCTCGATGCGGATCCAGCGCAGCTCGAGGTGTTCACCGGCGTCTTCCTGCACAAGAAGGGCGTGGTGGCCCGCAGTCGCGTGCCGTACATCAGCGCGGTGCGCGGCTTCTTCACCTGGGCGTCGAAAAAGGCGCGGATCCTGAAGGCCGACCCGTCGTCCGGCCTCGAGCATCCGCGCCACGTGCCGCCGCTGCCGCGCGCCCTCAGCCTGGCTAACGCCGAGAAGCTGATGTGGGCACCGGACATGAACACCTTCATCGGGATCCGTGATGCCACCATCCTGTCCTTCCTGATCGGCTGCGGCCCACGTGTGTCGGGCGTGACCAGGTTGAACGAGAGCGACCTGCAGCCGCTGCAGCTCGGTGGCGAGGCGCGCCTGGCGGTCCGGTTCAAGGAGAAGGGTGAGCGCACCAGGCTGATCCCACTGCCCAAGGAAGCCGAGATGCTGCTGCGCGTGTACCTGGGCCACGAGGACTTGAAGGCGATCGATCGCGAGATCATGGTGAAGGAGGCGGGCAACACCAGGCGCGATCGCGTGCTGTTCGTGTCGGTGCGCAGCACCAAGCTGCCACCGCACGAGCATCGCGGCGAGAAGCGGCGGCTCACGCGCAAGGCGATCCACGACATGATCCAGCGCCACGGCAAGCGCGCCGGCGTGCCCGAGGAGCAGCTGCACCCGCATGCGTTCCGCCACCTGTTCGGCACCGAGCTCACCGAGGACGACGTGAGCCTGGCCAGCACCGCGGAGCTCATGGGCCACATCGACGTCAAGTCGACCACGGTCTACATCCACCTGGCGCAGCGCCGCAAGGCCGCGACGATCGACAAGTCCGCCCCCTTGGCCAAGATCCGCACGCCGGTCTCCGAGCTGCTCAAGCGCCTGCCACCAGGCTGAACGCCCTCACCCCCCTGACCAACCCCGCCCCGAGAGCCACCCATGCGCGACCTCACAACACAGGTACACAAATCAAAGAGGGAAACCTACCGACGAAGCTACATGCGGCGTCACAGCGTGATCTCGTGCGTTCCCACAAGCTGTAACAGGAACCGCCTAAGTCGTCACAGGGGCCACTGCGGGGTTTGGCAAAAGGCGCAGTGGTGCGAGCAGCTGTCAGAGGGAAGGATGGTGGTCAGCCATGCATGAAAGGCGCAGTGCTGCAGGTGCACAGCTGGAGCTGGCCGGCCTGGCTGATGCACCTGGCCACGGGGTGGGGGCTCGGCGGCCGGGCAGGCCTCGCCGCCGGAGGGGGGGTGGGTACCTGAATGAACGCACTCCTTCGGATGTTTGGGAGGTGGCCAAGATCCGCGAGCTCGAGGTCATGGGCATGCCGGCCGTGTGGCTCGAAATCGCGCGCGCGATCGGCTACGAGAACTTCCTGACCATGTGGGGCATCCTCGATCGTTCGCTCGCGCTGCGGTCCGAAAGCGAGTCGATGATCGAAGTGAAGCTGCGCCGGTTTTCCAGCTTCCACCGCTTCCAGCGGAACCGCTTCATCGAGTGCCTTGTGACGATGGGCTATGACGATCGCGCCATCCAGGAGATGGTGCGCCGGCAGCTTGGTGAAACGCTGAGCCTTTCTCACATATTCCGCCTCGCCGGCCGCCGTAAAGTGAGGCAGGCATGAAGCGCGCCGTGATCTACGCCCGGGTGAGCAAGCAGCGCGAGGAGAGCGTGTCGATCGAGGCCCAGATCCAGCAATGCACTGCGCGCGCCGCCCAGCTCGGCGCCGACGTGGTCAAGGTCTTCCTGGACGACGGCATCAGCGGCCGCGAAACGCGCAACCGCGCTGCCTTCCGCCGCGCCAAGGCGTTCTGTGAAGCTGCCAACGTGGACTTCTTCATCACGTGGTCGACGTCGCGCTTCGCCCGCAACATGCTGGAGTTGTTCCGAAGCGACGAGGAGCTGAAGTCGATCGGCACGCGCCTGGAGTGCCTGAACGCCGACATCGATGACGAGACCGACGCCGGCTTCGTGAACAAGGCGATCCACGGCCTGATGGACGAGATGTACTCGCGCCAGGTCGCGCGCGACACGCTGCGGTCGCAGAAGCTGGCGGCGGCGTCCGGCTACTTCACCGGCGGCGGGCTGCCGTTCGGTTATCGAGCGGTCAAGGAAGGCCTGCGCAGCCGCTTGGTGGTCGACCAGTCAGAAGCCGTGGTCGTGCAGAAGATCTTCAGCCTGTGCCTGGCCGGCAGCGGCGCGCAGGCGATCGCGCTGGCGCTGAACGCCGCCGGCCAGCTGCGCCGCGGCACCAAGTGGACGAAGAACGGCGTGAACTACCTGCTGAAGAACGAGGTGTACACGGGAGTGCGGATCTTCAACAAGACGCACAGGCGGACGCGGAAGGTGAAGCCCGTCGACCAATGGGTGAAGGTGGCCAGCCATCCCGCGCTGGTGACGACCGAGGACTTTGAAAGGGTGCAGACCATGCTCGAGCAACGAACGCCGCACCACGAGCACGGTGGTGGCCACCGCAGCGCCTTCCTGTTCACCGGCCTGGTCGAGTGCGGAATTTGCAGCGGCAGACTGCAAATTCGCACCGGGCGGGGCAATGGCGGGCTTTACAGCTACTACGCCTGCCTCGGTCACAAGAACGGCGCGCCGCGGTGCCTCTTCAAGGCGGTCCGCGCGGATCTCTTTGACGATTGGCTGCTCGGCGAGATCCTGGACCACGTGATCACGCCGGCGGCCATGGTGGAGGCGCTCGAGGATCTGGCTGCGGCGGGCGCCAGCTGGGCGAGGGAGCGCGAGGCGGCGCGCGCGCAGCTGGTGGCCAAGATCCGCGATATCGAGGCGCGGCGCGCGCGGCTGTTCGAGCTGCTCGAGCAGGGCGGCAGGAGCACTCCCGACCTAGCCCTAGTGTCCCAGCGGCTCAGGGAGCGATCAGCGGAGCTCGAGCAGCTGCAGGCCGAGCTCGTCACGCTCGAGGCGACGCCGGCGCCAGGCCGCGCGCCGAAGGTCGAGCCCGAGACCGCAGTGGAAGTGATGCGCGAGGTGATCGGGCGAGCCGACGCCAAAAGGAAACGCGCCTTCTTGGGCGCGTTTATCGAGCGAGTGACCGCGAACCTGGACGGTGTGACCGTCGAATATCGGCCAGAGGCTCTGCTGGAAGCAGGCTCCGGCTCCTCGGTTCGCAGTACGTGTAGGTGGCTCCCCGTCAGCGGCGTACTGCGAACCAAGACGATCAACCTTGGCCGGCCGGGGCGTTCCACGGTAGCCCGCGCGGGACGCGGGTGAACTGCCGGCAGGTGAGGTGCACTTGACGGCGGCGCTGCCGGCGGGCCTGATGCGCGCAACGGGTGGGCTTCGCGGCCGCTCGTTCTCCTCGGGGAAACAGAGCCCCTTCAAGGCCCGGTGATGCCGGGCCTTTTCTTTGCCAGCTCAGCCTTCGCTTTGGGTCCTTTTTTTGCAATGCGGTGCTCCGGATGATGCTCGGCCATGGCCCGCAAGGATTGGTCCGCCAAGCTCGATCGTGTGACGTTCCGCTGCGGCGGGTGCGATAGCTCGTTCTCGGCGCCGCCGGATCTGATCGAGGACGATCCCGAGACCGAGTACCACCCGTACCGCTACTTCGCGCACTGCCCGCACTGCGGTGCGCAGCACCAGCCCCAGGCGAAGTGGGAGCGCAGCCTGATGGCGGCGCACCAGGCCGCCACCGGCCCGCGCACGCCGGAGGGCAAGGCGGCCGCGGCGGCCAACCTGGCCGGCCACCCGACGCCTGAAGAGGCCCACCGCACGCGCTTCAACGCCATGAAGCACGGGATGAACGCCCGGGTGGCCACGTTCTTTCCGGCCAAGCCGGACGGCTACGCGTTCTGCGGCACGTGCGACGTGGACCGCCACTGGTGCCAGGCGCAGCCGGCCTGCGTGAAGCAGACCGAGATCTTCATGCTGCACCACGCCGCCGTGGAGCAGCGCAACCCGAAGCACCTGGGGAAGATCCACGCCGACCTGATCGCCGCGATCACGTCGGCGCTGCAGATGTGCCTGCAGGAGGTGCTGGGCACGGGCGTGGTGATCAAGACGCCGCGGGTGGAGCTGTCGCGCGAGGGCCATCCTGTGACCTTGGTGTTCACGAACCCCGCGACCGGGCTCGACGAGCCGGTGTACGAGTACATGGCCAACCCGGTGTTCAAGCCGATCACGGACCTGATCACGCGCCTGGGCCTGTCCATGAACGACCTGGGCCTGACGGTGAAGGCGGCGGAGGGGGCCGAGGACGAAGGACTGGGCACGCTGAAGCTGGACGCGAAGTCGCGCGAGTCGCTCGAGACGTTCAATACGCGGATGCTGGAGGCCACGCAGGCCATGCGCGAGCGGCTCGGGCGCGCCGGCGACAAGACGCGCTCGGATCCGGTCTTCATCGAGCACCAGGCGCAGGGAGATGGCGCGTGAGGATCAGCGCCGCGCAGCGCAAGAAAAGCAGCATCGTCGCCGAGCGCGAGGTGATGCGCTTCGCCGAGCCTGATCCCCAAACGGGTATCAGGCACCACGCGCTGTGGCACAAGTACGTGCACAACGTGGAGCTCGACCCCATGCAGCTGCTGAAGATGCAGGAGATGGACGAGCACGCCTACACGGTGGACTTCTCCTGCCGGCGCACGGGCAAGACCGCCGTGAAGGAGATGTACAACCTGGAGCAGCTGGCCACGAAGCCGTACCAGGAATGCGGGATCGTCGCGCCGCGCATGCAGCAGTCGCAGAACAACCTGAACTACATGCTCGATGCGATCAAGCGCAGCGAGATGCTCAAGGCCTTCATCCAGTACGACAGCGGCCGGCCGCAGCTGAAGGACACCGGCTTCAAGTTCGTCAACCACAGCCAGGCCGCCGCGTACGGGATCATGAGCCAGATCGACGGCGACGCGATCACCATCGCCAGCCTCGAGGAGACCGACGACATGCCGCAGGACCGCCTGCTGTCGCGGTTCCTGCCGATGCTCGGCGCGGCGCGCCGGCTGGGCGTCGACCCCACGCGCGCGCAGTTCAAGCCGTCGATCCGCATCAGCGGCGTGTTCAAGGGCGCCGACGTCCTGGCCAAGTTGATCGCCACCGGCCAGTACCACCAGCTGCCGGCCGTCAACGTGCACCTGGCCGTGGAGATGGGCCTGGTGAACGAGGAGTGGGCCGAGCAGATGCGAATCCAGCTGCCGGCCGACGAGTATCTGCGGCAGTTCCTGTGCATGAACGTGCAGGCCCGCAACTGGGTGTGGGAAGTGTTCATCAAGCGCGCGTCCGCGCTCGGCCTCGAGGCAGGCCTGGAGCGCGCGGGCCCGCTGCCGGACGTGCGCTACAAGAAGCGCGGGCTCCTGAGCTTCGGCTACGACCACACGGGCCACGGCGAAGCGCCCGAGGCCTCCAAGAGCGCGCTGGTGGTTTGCGAGCAGATGGGCAACTGGCTCACGTTCCCGTTCGTGAAACTGTGGCCGCCGGGCGTGAGCGACAGCGTGGTGGCGCGCGACCTGATCGCGCTGTGGGAGTACTTCCGCCCCGACTACGCGATCGGCGACGCCTACGGCGTCGGCATGCTGACCTCGGTGAACGACCAGCTGTTCCGCCAGGGCCTCACGCACATCAACCGCGAGACCGTGAACGAGGGCGAGAGCAATGCCACCGCCTGGTCGCAGTGGGCCTTTGCGCCGATGCGATTCGACGGCATGACCAAGCACGTGATGGCCAGCGCCGTGCGCGAGATCTTCCACCACGGCCGCGCCGCCTTCCCGTACGTCGACATGATGGACGACCGCGAGCCGGCCGAGTGGCAGGCCTTCGTGCGGCAGCTGGGGAACATGCGGGCGGAGCCGACGCGGGCGAGCTACAGCAGCTTCAAGATGGCCGACCCGAAGATCGGTGACGACTTGTTCGACGCGACCTGCGCCGCGGTGTATGCGCTGATCACCCGCGGCCTGGCCGACACGCCCACCACCATCCAATCCCGCTCCGTCAGCCGCGCCGACCTGCTTGCATTGCCCAGCGGCATGGGCAGCCTGGTGCGCGGCTGGCTGGCCGCCAACGAAGCCCACTGGAGGGCCGCAGCATGATCCTGAGAGCACCCATTCGCCTGGCCGACGCCGCGGCAGGCCTGCGCAGCACCGCCAAGGCCGCGTGGCAGCGCTTCTTCCCTGCCGCCGGCGGCCGGCTCGCCGGCGAGAAGGGCTCGCGCCTGGACAGCGAGAAGGCGTTCGCGCGGCTGATGTCGCAGATGTGGATCGACACCGAGCGGCGCCAGCTGGTGCAGACGATCCGCGCGATGGACCAGCAGGACGGCCGGGTGAAGCAGATCCACGGAAAGCTGGCGCGCGACGCGATCCGCGGCGGCCTGGTGATGCAGATCAACGAGCGGCACAGCGCCCAGGCGCTGCAGCGGGAGTGGGCCGGGTTCATGGGCCGGCTGCAGCTGGACCAGGTGCAGAAGCTCAAGAGCGACGCGCGCGGCGTGGTGATGGAAGGCAACCTGCCGCTGCAGCTGGTGTTCGACACGGCCATGAACGTCGTGGCCGGCGTGCGCATGCCGAGCGAGACGATCCAGCCGATCACCGACATGGGCGGGCGATTCAAGGACCCGGCCAAGGCCTTCGAGCAGCGCGACACGATGACCGGCGGAATCATCGGCACCTGGGCGGCCTGGCAGATGGTGCTGGCCAGGCTGGACCCGGACAACTTCGACGATCTGGGCAGCATGGGGCGCCCGTTCCTGGACGCGTGCGCGGCGACCTGGCGCAAGCTGGTGATGACCGAGGAGGACCTGGTGGTGCGCCGGCGCATGCGCGCGCCGCTGCGCCTGGCGCACGTGCTGGAGGGCGCCACGCCCGAGGAACTGAAGGTCTACGAGCAGAACCACCAGGCCAAGCAAGGCGAGATCACCACCGACTTCTTCCTGAACAAGAAGGGCGCCGTGACCGCGGTGCAGGGCGACGCCACGCTCGGCGACATCCAGGACGTGGTGCACCTGCTGGATTCGTTCTACGCCGGCGCGCCGGCGCCGAAAGCGCTGTTCGGCTACACGGGCGGCCTGAACCGCGACATCCTCGAGGACCTGAAGCGCGACTACTACGACGAGGTCGACAGCCTGCAGGACTGCCAGGCCAGCGCCTACGCGATCGCCTTCCGCATGCACCTGCTTTTCAAGGGCATCGACCCCGGGCCCGACGAGTTCACCCTGCGGTTCGCGCAGCGGCGCACCGACACGCCCAACCAGGTGGCCGACCTGGCGCTGAAGTACATGGCGCTGGGCATGCCGTGGGAAATGATCTGGTCCTTCATGGGGGAGGACCCCGACTTCGTGCGCCAGAAGCTCGAGGAGCAGATCGAGCGCAACGACCCGTACCCGCTGCCAGGTGGCGCCGGCGGTACCGCCAAGGTCAGCGTCACGCCCGGCAACAAGCCCAAGGGCGAGAGCGCCACCAGCATCGGCAACCCGGGCAGCAACGGCGGCAGGGGGAGGGCATGAGATGCGCCTCAGCACCGACCCCTGCGACGCCGGCTACCACCCGCAGGCCTGTCGCTGCAGGATCTACCTGCAGGGCGCTGCGCGCTGGAACGTGATCACCGCCGACGAGGAGAAGCGCTACGCGCTGCTGCTGCGCCTGGACCAGAACGGCAACCCCAAGGTGCTGCACGGCAAGCGCCTGACGGACGAATTCTGGGGCGACGTGCGCATCGAGCTGCCGCTGGGCGGGCTGCCGCCGGCCCCGTCGATCGACTGCGAGTGCTAGCGCGGTGAAACAGTCTGCCGCGATCAAGCGCGCGACGCAGCAGGCGCGCAACGCGATGCGCGAGCTCGATCGGCAGACGATCGAGCAGCTGATCTTGCTGTACGAGCGTGCCGCGGAAACCGTACGCCACCAGGTGCACGCCGCGGCCGACGCCGGCGACCGGATCCCGGAGTACCGCCTGCGCTCGCTGCTGGCCAACATCGAGGACGCGATCGAGCGGCTGGGCGTGGAGCGCGACGCGATGCTGCGCGCCGCGATCGACCAGGCCGCGAGCCTTGGTGTACGTCCGTTCACCGCCCAGGGGACGCTGGCCGTGGGCGGAACCGAGGCCGTGCTCGACGCCGGCGCGGCGCAGCGGATCCACGAAGCGGCGGTGGAGTTCGTGGTGCGCTTCCAGCAGGGCGACGGCCTGGTGCTGTCGGAGCGCCTGTGGCGGCTGAACCAGGGCGCCAAGGAGGCGCTGCAGCGCGCGATCGGCGGCGCCGTGGTGCGCGGCATCAGCGCCACGCGCGCGGCGCAGGAGCTGATGCTGCGCGGCCAAGCGGTGCCCGGGACGATGCAGCAGCTCGATCGCGCCGGCACGGCCGGCCACGTGGCCAAGCTGGCCGACCTTCTGACCAGCGAGGATGGCGGCGAGGTGTGGAAGGCGGAGCGCGTGTTCCGCACCGAGATCAACCGGGCGCACGGCGAGGCCTTCATGGCCAGCGCGGAGAAGACGCCGGGCTTCGCCGGCTTCCGCTTCCTGCTCAGCCCCGCGCACCCGAAGCCGGACATCTGCGACCTGCTGGCGGCGCAGAACCTGCACGGGCTGGGCCCGGGCGTGTACCCCTCGCGCGAGCTCACGCCCTGGCCGGCCCACCCGAACACGCTCAGCTTCCTGGAGATCGTGTTCGCCGACGAGATCTCGGAGGCGGACCGCGCCGGCAAGGAGACGGAGCTGCAGGCGCTGCAGCGCCTAGCGCCGGAGATCCGCGCCGGCGCGCTCGGCAAGGGGAAGGCGGAGTACTTCGATCGGGGGCTGCTCACCAAGGGCATGACCCGCGCGCCGCTGCGGGAGGTCGACCGCCGCGTCGACCGCCTGGCCGCGCGCGCCGATCGGCCCCACCCGAACGCGCTGCACAACTGGGAATACGCGCTGGTGCCCGTAGGCAAGCTCGAGGACTACGCACTGAACGCGCGGCACCGCGGCGCCGGCGCCGTCAAGGCGCGGATGTTCGAGTCGGTGCTGGGCATCACCGCCCGAGACGCCGGCGAGGTGGAGCGCCAGATCCTGGCGCAGCTCAAGCGCCACCCCGCCGTCAAAGGCAAGACTGACGAGTTCGGCATGCGTTTCCACGTGGATCTGCCGATCACAGGACCGAAGGGCACGGCTATAGTGCGAACGGCCTGGATCGTCCCGCCGGACAAAGACCAACCCTTCCTGGTGACGTTGTTCCTGAAATGAGCTTCGAACTGCACGACGTCGTGAAGACGCGAAACGCCATTCCCGCCGAGGGCATCCCGGCTGGTGCGCGGGGCACTATCGTGGTCGTGGCCAGCCAGCCGCGCGAGGCCTACATTGTGGAGTTCTGCGACGAGCAGGGGCAGACGCTGGCGATGACGGTGATGGAGCCGGGGCAGCTGCAGGCGGCTTAGCCCGCCGCGGCTTTAAGTGGCGACGCCTGATCTGTTGATCGCGAGCGCCGCAGTCATGTGGTCGAGGTCATCTCCAGCAAGGAGATGCTCGAAGAGCATGACGCGAATGATCATGTACACCTCGCCCCTCTGGTGCTCGTCTGGGAAGCGGACGATGTCGAGATCGAGCAGGAGGCCTCGCCGTTCGTTGTCGGCGCGGTGGGCGGCGTCCAAGACCAGCAACCTCAACTCGAGCTCACCGATCACCGACGCACGAACGATCGCAGCAAACTCACGCTTCTGTACCCACGTGCCCGGGCTCTGGCGCACCTGACGAAGCAGAACCCACAGCGTATCCAGAAAGGTCTGCAGGCCATGGTCATTGAACTGGCATGCGGCGCGGAACATCCTGAGGCAGACCTTCCTGCGCGCGGCCCAGTCGCCAGTGGCGGTGATTTCGTGCGCACCATGGCTGATGATGCCCTCGGCATTGTTCGTGACGCTCGTCAAGCT